CGTGCGGGGCTTTCTCAGGTCTGGAGGCAGCCATGCCGCACTACCCCATCAAATATATCGTGCTGCACTACAGCGCGACCTATCCCGACCAGGATTACGGCGTGGCTGACATCCGCAAGATGCACCTCGCCCGCGGGTTCAACGATGTCGGCTATCACTATGTGCTCCGGCGCAGCGGGGCTGTTGAGAAGGGCAGGGCGGACACCACCGTCGGCGCGCACGTCTCAGGCCACAACACCGGCAGCCTGGGCATCTGCTGCATCGGTGGCATCGAGCGGGCGACCGGGCCCAATGTCGGCGTCGACAACCGGACCGAGGCGCAGAAGTCCGCGACAGTAAAGCTGGTCCGCGAACTGCTGGCCAAGCATCCCGGCGCTCAGGTCGTCGGCCACCGTGATCTAGGCGCCACCCAGTGCCCCGGCTTCGACGTGCGCAACTGGTGGGCCGCGGCCAACGCCCGACCGCCGGTCGTGGACAGTGTACCGGAGAAGCCACTGCCGTCTTCACCTAGCCCCGTCGCCACCGGCCCCGCCAAGGGCCTGATCTACATCTTGGCCGCGCTGGCTGCTGCCGCGCTGGCCTATTTCGGAGTGAAATGACCATGAACCCGCTGATGCTCTTCAAGACCCTTCGCGACCTGTCGGCGCTGATCGAGCAGGCGAATCGTCTGGCCGGGCCAGACAAGCGCTGGTCGCTGGCCTTCACAAACCGCTCGTTCATCGTCGCCTGCGTGGCCTTCGTCGCCGCGGCCGCGCTGATGTTCGGCCTGCCTTTTCCGATGCCGATCGATGTCACGGCAGAGACGGTCTATGCCGTCGTCACCGTGGCAGGTCTGGTTTGGGCCGGTGTCGAGCGCATGCTCGGAAAGACCCGGGCGGTCTGGAACAGGAAGCAGGCCGTCGAGGCTCTGACTGAGGCAGATGCTCTGACCGCAGCGCTGAACAAGGTGCCGGGGGTGGCTGCCCAGCTGCCTCGTTAAGGCAGCGAAGGTGGCGGTTCATCTGCCACCTCGCGCCGGTCTTGATCTACTCTAAGTATCCAATGAGTTTTTCGAAGGAAGCCATTAGGCCCGCATTTCCCGCTGCTTTGCCAACTCCTTCAACAAGTCGTCGGACAATTGATTTGTCAGTTCCCTGCTCAAGGGCGTCGGCAGCTGCAAGTAATGTCTCGACGTTTGTCTGTCGCTCTGCAGACATCTCATCGGCATCCACATTGATTTTCATTCCGGTCACGCTGCGACCACTTGGATCCGATTTCACAGATATGAAAAGACCAGTCGTCGGACCTCCGCCACCACCAGAAACTTCAATTCTTGCTCCGACAAGGGGAGCTGACTGAAGTTCTTTTGCAAATTCACGGATGCTATTAGCTATCGTTGTATTAGCTGACGTACGCATGAAATCTCCTGACGATTGCAGCCTAAATGCCGGCCCTAAGCATCATCTACCCAATGCAACCCTGTAGCTATCTATATTTTGCACAGTGCAACTATAGGGATAAAGAAGCCATTGCACACCTTGCCTGATGTTCTCTTTATGTTCTAGATGAACAGAAGGAGACACTTATGCCCCGCCATCGAATCCACGAGCCGATCTTCCCGGAGAACCGAGCCCTCTACATCATCTGGTGCGAGGAGTGGCATGGCGATCGGTACTCCCTGGCGGCAGGGCACCTCAGCGCAATGTTCGCGGCTTGGCTTCGATTCCTGGGCGGACATGCGCTTACTCCGCCTGCCTGTTGATCTTGCTGGCGCCGTCATACATAAGCGCGCAGAACAGTTCTAGAACCGATCCTTTGCCAGGATCGTGAGCAGCGCAAACGCGCCCCCGGCGCCATCCGTGATCCGCATGTCCCAGACCAACACGCCCCGACACGGCCCGCCCGCCGCCCCCCTGCCGCAGCGCAAGACCGCCGCGCAGGGCCCGCGCGTCCTCAAGGAGGTGCGAAAGCACCGCAGCTTCGCCAGCCTGCGCGCCATCACGGCGCTGATCCTGCGCGAGGTCCAGACCAGCAACGGCCGCGCCTCGGGGGGGTATTTCTGGGCGATCGCCGAACCCGCGGGCGGGATCGTGCTGCTGACGCTGATTTTTTCAGTGGCCTTCGCGCTGCCGCCGATCGGGATAAGCTTTGCGATGTTCTATGCGACCGGGATGGTGCCGTTCCTGGGCTACAGCGACATCTCGAACAAGGTCGCGTCGTCGGTGCGCTATTCCATGGCGCTTCTGTCCTATCCTGCGGTCACTTTCATGGACGCGCTGCTGGCACGGATCGCCTTCAATGCGGTGACCCAGGTGATGGTGGCCACGGTGATCTTCACCACGATCATGCTGACATCCGAGACGCGGACCGACCCGCAGATGGATCTGATCATGCTCAGCCTGGCGATGATGATCCTGGCGGGGTCGGCCATCGGCGTCATGAACTGCTTTCTGTTCGAGGCCGTCAGCTGGTGGCAACCGCTGTGGGGCATCTTCATGAAGCCGTTCTTCCTGCTGTCCTGCATCTTCTTCATGTTCGACGACGTGCCGCAGCCCTATCAGGACTGGCTGTGGTGGAACCCGCTGATCCACGTGATCGGGCAGATGCGTCGCGCGTTCTATCCGCAATATGTAGGCGACTATGTCAGCTATACCTATGTCTTCGGGCTGGGACTGGGCCTGTTCGCTTTGGGGCTGGCGCTGCTGGTCCGGTATCACCGCGACCTGCAGAACAGCTAGGGCGAGGGAGCCGGAATGACCGCGCACTGGACCCGCAAGATCACCTTTGAACCTGAGCTAGATGATTGGGTCGTTCTCCGGGATGGCCTGGTCGTGGGCCGTGTCATGAGGGATGACCAGCAAAGCAGCCGTCTCAGTCGCCTCCAGTGGGCGTGGTCGGTCGTCACCATGCCGTCGAAAAACGGCTTCTCGGATTCGATGGAAGGCGCTTTGGAGGAAGTCCGTGCGCGCGCTTCGGACAAGTGGGGTCATAAGCCTCATGGCTGGCCGGACGATCGCTAGAAGGCCCCTGCCCTTCTCACTAGCACTTATCAGCACCGCCCCTCGGCTCAAACCGGGGGGCGGTCTTTTTGCGTTTAGGGGACATGCCTGGTGTCCCCTATTTCAGCAACCTTCTCTTCTTCTCTTTCTTCTTCTTCGTCGTGATTAACGCGCTGATAATAATAACGGAATTAGCGCGACGATAACCGTTTGGGTGATTTACGGAAACCTTTGGGGTGATTGTCGATAACCAACGGGGTGATCTATCGTAACCAACCGGGTGATATGGCGATCAGGCTACCCCGCCCTATCGTAACCAATGGGGTGATTTCACGGTAAGGGGTTCTCCGTTTCCCCAAAAAGGCTATCATCAGCCTAAAAATCGGGGCAGGCGGGCATGACGAAGTCGGAAAATCACCCAATAAGTTACAATCCAAGGCGCACCCTCGAAATGCGGCCGCTTGGCGGTGAGATGATCAAGCCTGCGGAGCTGATTGATATCCAGGGCGCCACGGGATTATCTCTAGCCGCTCGTCGACTTTACAATCGACTGCTCGCAAATGCCTTTGGTCCGGACATGGGCTATGAAGGCCGGGACTTCAGCATCCCTCTCTCTGAGCTTCGCGGCACCCATGCAGGCAATGAGCGCATCAGCGATAGCATCGAGGCACTGATGAAGACGGTGGTCATCGTCAGGGGCCTCGACGGGCGCACGACGCGGGTGCAGCTGCTGGGCGGTAACGACATGGTCGACAGCGAGCGGCGCCATGGAATGCTGACCTACAGCTTCGACAAACGTCTGGCCCCCCTCCTCCGCGAAAGTGTGGTCTTTGCGAAGCTGGAGCTTGCCGCGCTCCAGGCGTTCGGAACCAAGTACGGCTTGGCACTGTATGAAGCCCTATCCCGTCGCGTGCGGCTTCATCACGTCTTCCATGAGGACTTCGAGGTTGAGGCCTTTCGAAACCTTCTAGGTGTTCCTGAGGGAAAGCTGCCAAGCTTCGGAAACCTTCGGCAAAAGGCGATCGATCCCGCGATTGCAGAAGTGATAAAGCTCGCACCCTTCTCCTGCGATGTAGAGCCGGTCGAGCGCGTCGGCAGGAAGGTGACCAAGGTTCGCCTGCGCTGGTGGGTAAAGACCGTGGACGAGATGAAAGCCGTCTACGCCGAAAGCCACACCCAGCACTCGCTACTTCTGGAAAGCTGATTGGTATCGGTTAGCTACCAGCTATCTTTTTCTGCAGCAGGTCGACGGCCACCTCAAAGGCCTCCCCTACCCCAATCCCCATCTCATCAGCCAAAGCATAGAACTGTTCCAGCGTCTCAGGCTTGGCCTTAATGTTGATCTGGGCGTTGCGTCCTGTCCTGCGCCGGCGCTGCGCCTTCTGGGGCGGTTCAGGTGCCTTCGCAGCCGGGGTTGGCTCGCGACGCGTGAATCCCGCCTCAGCGGCCGCCTGAGGCTCTGGCGCAGGCTTTTGGCGTTTGGTCGGCTCGAAGCCCCCCAGGTCGCTCAGCGCGTCACCGAAACCGATCTTCGCCCGCGTGCCGGTCATTGTGCAGCCTCCCGGATCTTCGCCACCAGCTCGCCTGTGAACTCTTTGGCGTTGTCGATCGCCTTGTCGATGTTGCTGGTCTGAGAGGGGTCGAGTGCCTTGAGCGTCCCGCCGAAGTCAAACAGGTCGCGATAGGCTGCCCGCTCCACGATGGCGGTCTGGAACACGGGCACCCCCGCCTCTTCCAACTCGCTGGCCACGTTCTTGAGGCTGCGGGAACGGATCGCCGCACTAGTCCGGGTCAGGACCACGGCATGAGGGATGGTGCGACGCGCCATCTTGGCCTGTGAAGCGATCAGCTTCAGCACCTTAGCCCCCCCTTTTGCATCCATGCTCGAACCCTGTAGCGGGATCGTCACGAAGTCCGACATGCCGATCGCGTTGGCCACCATCAGCGAGGCGGTCCCCTCCAGGTCCACGATAACGAAATTGGCCTGCGCCGCCTCCCGCTCGATCACGTCGACGATCGTGTCCTCTGTCACGTCGCTGATGATCCGTACGGTATCGGGCTTGCCTGGCAGGTTGCCCCACTGCGAGATCCAACGCTCCGGGTCTGCATCGATGATGGTAACCGATGCCCCGGCTTCGGCCAGTTGGATCGCTGCTAGCAAGGCGGTTGTGGTCTTCCCTGCCCCGCCCTTGGGGTTCGCAAAGCTGATGGTCGGCATGTCTGTCCCTGCTCGTTTTTCAGCAGAGAACCTTGGCAGGGCAATTCTGGCAAGTCGCTATCTGATAGCTACTAGTTAAAAATACTGCATAGTAGCTATCTGGTAGCATTATAGCTATCCGATAGCTAATAGATACCAAATTAATACTAAGTAGCTATCGGATAGCTTTATTGGCCTGATTAGATATTAAAAATGCCTCGCGGCGTTATGAGCGCTGCGAGGCAAGTGCAACTGATGAGGTCCGTTAGGGACCTGTATACGGTACCTAATGCTACTTAAGACAAAAAGTGGCTTCTTCCAGAGAAATTTTAGCGCAACACAACATTACTCAACTATTGGCGAAGCATCAGGCTCAGCTGTCTCTTGGTCCGATCTTTTTTCTACATCCTTAAGTGTTACAGTTATTGAGGCATCTAGCTTCTGGCAAAGATCAATGAACTCGGTAGCAACAATATAACTTATATTCTGAGAGGAGATGTTGAGGGACAAATTTTTAGTTTCCTCAAGGCTTCGAAGCATTGAGTATTCAGCCTCACTAAGCCACTTCGAATCCTTTAAAGCCAGTTCTTTGACGCTTTGGGGCCAGAACTCTCTTTGGTATACTACTGCTGACATTGTTATTTTGCCATCAGGATGTTGTTTATCCCAAACTTCATTCATGAGAGCTTCTAGCTTCAACATAAGGTGGTTATGGGACTGTTTGATTGCTGTTCTGGGCTGCCTTTCCGCAATAGCTCTGTAAGGGGAATATTCGTCCGTCTCTACGTTATTTTCCACTTGGCCACCAATTTCCAGCTTCTTGGATGCGCTGCACAGCTGCAGACAATCCTTCGAAAATTGCCTCGTTATCTCCGACTCGAACACTTTTCAAATTTCTTATTAGGACTGATATATCTTCCCTAAAGTATCTTGCCAGAATAGCGACAGCAGCAGGCCATGCCACAACTTCGGCAAGCGTTACAGTTGCTTTGTAGAACTCTATGAAGCCGCCCATTATGCTATGATTCCCGGCTCTGCGGCCAAAATGACTAATTTTCACCCTGACCCTTACCTATCATTGGTTTGCACACAAGCAGGGTAGGCTGATGGGTCATGTAAGCGCCCCATTTTTCCCGCTGATTTCTGGGCCTGCCACGCGGCAAACCGCCCCGCAGGAAGGATCTTCAGGCCGCCACCTTTGCCCGGTTCTGCCAGCCCAGCATCCATCAGCTCGGCAGCGGCTTTGCGGTTCTTCGCGGGGTGCTTGCCGGTCTTGTAGAGCTTGGCGAGCAGGTTGTTTGCTTCGGGGCTCATGCCTGCGCCTCTTCCAGCTGCTCCGCCCGCAGATGCCCGCAGTTCGCCGCGACCAGCGCCTCGGCCAGCGGCGGGCAGACGCTATTTCCACAGCAGCTGACCTGCACGTCCTTGGCGAAAGGCACCCAGACCGGATCATCGGGCTCAAGCCCCTCCCACACGCCCTCGATCACGTAGTCTGCCGGGAAGCCCTGGGCCCGGAACAGTTCGCGCGGGGTCAGCATCCGCATGCCGATGTCGATCACGACGTAGCTGACGCCCTCGATCGTCAGGGTGACGAACTCGCCGCCGTACCAGGCATCGTGGGTGCGCAGGAACTCGGCCACTGCGTGGGCCCGAGCGTGATGCTCAGGCGCGAAGGGCGGTGCGGCCAACTGCGCCACCTCGACATCGAAGCGGTCCTTCGTTGTGACGGTGTGCAGGGGGGCGTCCAAGCGCGGATCCTGGTCGGTGCCATACCATTTGGCCATCCATGCCGCGACAGGCATCTGATGGCTGCCTGTTGCCGTGATCGTCGCAATCGGTTCATCCGCTCGACGACCCGGGTTCACCCCGCCGATCCGACGACTGTCATTGTTGTGCTGCGCAAGGAACGCCGCCACGGGCGCATGCTTGGCCCCACCGGCGACCACCGTGCCGAGGGGGGCGGCCACGTCCAGTGCGCGGGGCTGCTGGCCTCGGCGTTCGCCATAGCCGGTCTGCACCATCGTCGCCGCGATCAGGCTGTTCTGGTCCTTCTTGCTGGCGCAGATCGTGTGGTGCGGATCAGTCGCTGCGCGGTTGCCGCCGCCCTGCTGGGCATAGGTCAGCACCGGAGCGATCACTGCATGCTGGATGCCCCCGACCGTGACCGTGCCGAGAGGATCAGCCAACGGGTATTCCCGTCGCCCGCCACTGTCACCATGGGCGATACTGGCGAGATAGGGCGCGAGGACGCCCAAAGGTGCCGCGCCGCCAGGCTTCTTGATCCAGCTGTTCGCCGTGATCGTGGCCATGGGGTCGCGCATGTCCTGCCCGGTCGCCCCGCTGTTGAACCGCTGGACGCTTGCAGCGATCAGGGATGCGTGCTGACCATCAGCAGTCACCGTGCCCAGGGGCCGGTCCACGTTCCCCCGGCCTCCGCCGGACCCGTACATCTGCGAGACGATTGGCACGACCGCTGCCTTCTCGCCGCGATGCGCACCGGTGATCGTGCGGAACGGCTCTGCCGCGTCCTCGACCCGGCCGCCATGGGTCAGGTTCACGAGGAACGGGCGGTCAGCCTCCAGGACGTAGCGCTTCATCCCGCGCGCCACCCGCGCCAGCGTGTTGTCGGCCAGGGGCCGTACCGCGCGCAGGCCGTGCTTCTCGAACACCTCGGCTTTGCTGTCGAAGATGGAAGGGCAGGGGAGGGACCAGTCGATGCAGGTATGCGCGCCGACCCATGGCAGCAGCTTGCCCTTCCGGACCTTGTCCGACTTCGGATCGCCATGCGTAGGCTTCGGCCAGACGATGCGGCGACCGTCGCGGCGTGCAACGAGGAACCACCGCTTGCGGATCGTCGGCGCGCCATAGTCGCAGGCGCGCAGCTCGCGCCACTGGACCTTGTATCCAGCCTTGCGCAGCCGCGCGATCCACATCTCGAAGATCTGCCCGGCGAACTCCTTGATCGGCTGGCCGTCGTTGTCGACCGGGCCCCAGGTCACGAACTCCTCCACGTTCTCCATGCAGATGACGTCGGGCTTGGCGAACTCGGCCCACCGCACCACGACCCATGCGAGGTCGCGGATGTTACGGTCGCGCGGCGCGCCGCCCTTGGCCTTGCTGAAGTGCTTGCAGTCCGGGCTGGCCCACAGCAGGCCGACATGGCGGCCCTTCGTCACGCTTAGCGGATCCACGTCCCAAATGTTGCTGTCCAGATGCACCGTCTCGGGGTGGTTGGCCGCATGCAGCGCCAGCGCCTTTTCGCTGTGGTTGATGGCCACGTCGGGGGACCGGCCGAGCGCGGCTTCGATCCCGGTCGATGCCCCGCCGCCGCCGGCGAAGCTGTCGATGATCATGGGCAGGTGGGGGTGCAGGGTCATGCCGCTTTCCTCTGTGTGTTCATGCGCATTACGGCGCCGGTCAGGGCGTCGAACTCGCTGGCCTTGATCCATCGCGACACGGTGCCAAGGGGGACGCCCAAGGCCCGGTCCAGTGCTGATTGGGACGGCCATTCCTGCCCGCCGATGCAGACTGGCTTGCACCGGCTGTTGTTCGGCCCGCCCGGCTTTGCGCCGAGCCGATCGAGGTTGCCGTGTCGGTCCAGGTGATAGTTGATCGCGCTCTTGGACCTTTTCGCGGATCGGGCGGCTTCCAGCTGGCTGCTGAATTGCTGGTCACCGATTTGGCAGGGGTTGCCGACCGGCATCACGCCGCGCCGGCGTCTCTCAGCCCGACACATTTCCCGATTGGCAGACCGGCATGCGTCGCACCGACAGCCGCGGGCTTTGTAGGCGTAGATGGTGCCGTGCTTGATGGGACCGGGACGGGGGCTCACAGCAGCACCTCCTGGCGCGCATCAACGCGGTCAAGGAACCTAAATCCGGGATCACCCTGTGCGCCGCCGCGCAGGTCGCGCCGGTCCCACACGAACCAAGCGTTGCGCTGCGCAGGATTTCCCTCTCCGGTGAAGTCGAGCTTCCAGCGCATGAGGTAACACCAGCTAAACGGCTGCTCGTCCATCAGCTTGCCGAGGCCGTTGGCCCGGGCGGCAGGCCAATCCCAAGACAGCAGCAAGGCCAGATAATCCCAGCCCGGCATCGTGAGCGTATGACGCAGCCATCGCCCGTGCCCGTCGCGCGCATTGATCTCGCTGTAGGGCGGATTCGTGATGATCGCGCCACCCCGGCTCCGCAGGCAGCTGTAGAAGTCTGCGGTCCAGCTGTCGGGGCAGCCCCGATCCACCAGGTCGGACGCGCAGCAGGGCATGCCCATCGCGCGGATCTCGCGCACCAGCGCGCCGTCGCCGCAGGCTGGCTCCCAGACCGTGCCGCACTCGCGGATTCGCGCGCCGTCTGCCGAGAACAGGGCGCGGATCGCCTCGGGCTGGGCGGTGCGGTAGAAGTCCTCGGCCCGGCGTGCCGTGTCGCGCTTGGGTCGGGGCGACAGGGGGGCATCGGTCAGCAGCGGTGCGCCGGCGTCGGCCTTGTTCGCCTGGCCGCTGATTGCCCGAAAATAGTTCTTCGCGGAGGGGGCGTTCATGCTGCCACTCCCACTTGATCAATGTTGCACTTGTGCACAGCGAAGCTGACCGCGCAGACCCACGGGTTGGCAGCCCACTCTCCAGCTCCATGAATACCCGCCCATGTCTCTCGCATGGCGTCGACGTGGCTGGAGCATGCCACACCGTTCCAGACCGAACGGACTGCGGGCATGTCGCCGACGTCCAGCTCCAGGACGGTATCGGTACCAACGCCCTCGGCCCGTGCATCGTCCTCGCTGATGTCCTGCAGCCTCTGCACGCGCACGTCGGTGACGGTCAGTGTCAGGCGGCTGGCCCACCGCGGCATGTGGATTCCAGGCTTTGGCCGGGTCCAATCCCCGTGCTCCGGGTTGCCGTCTGCCCAGTGCCAGATTGGCCCCGCATTCGGCCAGTCGCGCGGCGGCAAGTTTCGGCAGCCATAAGGGCCACTGAATCCCTCGCGCACCCACAGCCGGTCGCCGGGGGCGTAGGGCAGCAGGCCATGTTCACCAGCATCAATGACATGGGCTTCGATGCCTGTCTTTGTCTTGGTCGGCTTGCGAACGGTCAGGCAGTTGTTTCTCTGAACGCCTTTGATCACCCGCCGCGTCTGCGTCTTACGGCCCTCCAGGAGCGCGCGGACCATCGGCCCAGAGAAGAGGATAGGGCGATCGGTCATGCCGCCACCCCGACCATCTCATAGCCGCGCATGAAGGCGGCAATCTCGCCCAGCCCATAATCGGCGCCCATGCGCAGTGGGTCGGTGCCCTCGCAGTAGAAGTAATCGCCAAGGCGCGTGGCCTTCACCGGCTCACGGTGGATCAGGTTGGCGTCGGCGGGGTGCAGGATGACGTCGGCACCTTCGGGGATGTTCTGAAAGTCGTGGCGCATGGCGCTACCTCGTGATGCTGTAAAAAGGGCGGGCAGGTCAGGGGGAGGGGGACCGACCCGCCAGTTCTCCCCGCGCGCCACAGGCGAAGGGCGGCGGGGAATGAGGTCAGGCGCTCTCGCGCATGTTGGCGATGGCGGCCTCGTATTCGGCGCGCTGCTCGGGCGTCATGCTGTCGGACGGTTCGTCGTCATCGTCCCGTTTGACGTCCGAAAACGGATTGTCGCTCGTGGACTGCTGAGCGCGCTGGTCAGCTTCTTCCGCCAGCTGCTGCAACTCGGGCATGATCGTGGACGCGAGCGGGCGGTGCTTGCCGTTGTCTTTCCACCAGGTGCTCATGGCCTCGCGACCCTTGCGGGCCTCTGCGCGCACCTCGTCCAGAATAGCCTTCTGATTCCGCCCTTCACCGCGGCCCATGGCCCATTCCGCCATGGCCCGGCCGGTGTCTGCGTTCATCGGCTTCTTCGGGTCCAGCAGCGACAGGAACTGGTCTGCGACCTTGATCTGGTGAACCGGGCAGCCCTTTGATGCGGGGTCCAGGATTACCATCGTTGTCATCTCGAACATCAGATCGGCATCGCTCGCCGGATCCCACGGCACGTCCTTGCGGCGCGTCTTGGTCGCACGGGCGTTCTCGGCCTTGGTGCCGAAACCCTTCTGCATGACGGGCTTCGCGCGGGTACAGATGATCAGGTGGCACTTGGCCCGCACGATCCTGTCGATCAGGCGGCGATAGCGCGGCTTGATCTCAGCCCATGCCAGCTGGTTGTACTTGCCCGGATCGACGGTATAGGCGCCGTTCGCCCGCGCCTCGGCCTCTTTCACCATTCGGTCCAGGGCAAAGGCCTGCAGCTCGATCACGCCGTTCACGCCTTCCCAGCCATGCGAGAAGCTGTCGATCACCAACACCGGCAGCTTGGCGGCCTCGGCCGCGTCGATGACCTCGATCCATCGCTCTGGAAAGAAGCCGATCATCTCCCCGGCCTCGTTCACGGCCTGCATGTCGAAGTGCACCATCTCGGGGAAGTCCTGCTTGTAGTGCAGGGCCCGGCGGTTCTCGGTGTCGACAAAGCCGATGGGTGCGCCCTTGCGGCCGGTCACCACCTCGGCGATGCCGCGGGCCATGAGTAGGGCGGAGTAGGTCTTGCCCGTGCCCGATCCGCCGCTCAGGCCGATCGACAGGGTCAGGGGATCATTGATCTCGGTAACGGGGATGAAGCGGATCACGCCCATGGGTTCACCTCGTGGTTCTCGGGGGATTGCGCCGCATAGGAGGCGGCAAGGATGTCGCGGCCCGTGTCGCGCTTGATCTGGGCCTCGTGGCTTTCACGCTCGAGCCAGCGTTCGATCGCCCAGGCAGGCAGGTCGACGCGGTGGACGCCGAGCGGATAGCCCGGCCACTGGCCCGCGCGCAGGCACAGGCCCCACATCTCGCGGGCGCGGGCGATCTTCTTGCGGGCGATCAGCAGCGTGTCGGCGCCCAGTTCGACGACGCAGACCTCGTGCGGGGCAGTCTTCTCCTGGAAGATGAAGCGGAACACGCGGTCCTCGCCGGTGGCCGCCTGCCAGACCTGGCGGTAGTGCTCGGCCTGCACATCGTAGCCCAAATTGAGGATGGCCTTCTGACAGGCCTCAGGGCTCGCATCGCGACACGTCTTGAAGTCGTAGATTGGCAGGCGCGCATCCAGCGGCACGTTGTCGATCATCGCGCGGCACCAGACGCCGTCGATCTCGGCAATGGCCACCATCTCGGAGCGAGCGGGGTCCAGGTCGATCTGCAGCGCGGTCAGCTTGTCCTGAGCCTTGGCGCGCATGGCATGGATCTGCGCGACCTCGTCCTCCTTGAGGGGCGTCTGACCGGCGGCGCGGGCGTCCTCAATGAAGGCCTTCGCCTCCTTCGTGCTGGCTGCGCCATTTTTAGCCAAGAGATCCTCAGGGATCGCGACATAGTCGCCACCCGCGCCCAGGATCGCGCGGTGCGCCGCGCGTCCAATGTCGAACTCCTTTTTCTCGACCGGCTCCCAGTCCGGGTTCAGCCGCGGGCTGGACGTCCAGGCATGCAGGGGCGACTGCGCCAGCATGGTCTTGGCCAGCGTCGAGGAGAGCGACGCCTCGGGGCAGGGGTCGCGGTGATAGCCCTCTCCGTCGATCTGGTGGACGCCTGCGGAAAGGCGGGGCTGTTCCGCGCGCTCCGGCGCAGGGGCCGCTGCGGGCTTCCCAGCATCCGGATGCTTCGGCGCGTCGTCAAAAGGCCATGCTCCATCCATGTCAGAACCTCACGCTGCAATTCGGGATGCCGCCGGCCACCAGGGCCTCGGCAATGGTTTCGGGGTTCAGGGGCTGGGGCAGGGCGGCCAGTGCCGCGGCGATCTCGCGCTTGACCCGGTTGCGGATGCGGGCGTTCTCCTCGCGCTTGCGCTGCGCCTCTTCCTCGGCGCGCTTCTCGGCCGCGATCCGGTCCCGCTCGCGCTGCGCGGCCTGCTCCTCGCGGCGGGCGGCCTCGGCCAGCTCGCGCTGGTGACGCTCTTCCGCCTCAGCCGCGGCCTTCTCAGCTGCTTCCTTGCGGACGCGCTCGATGCGCTCGGCCTCGGCCTTTTCTCTGGCAGCCCGCTCCTCAGCCTCACGCGCCGCGCGCGCCTCGGCGTCCTTGCGGTCCTGCTCCGCATGCTCGGCTGCCAGCCGCTCCGTCTCGACGCGCTCACGCTCGATCCGGGCAGCTTCATCTGCGGCAGCACGCTCGGCGGCTTCCCGGCGCAGCTTCTCCAGCTCGGCCGCCTCGGCCTCACGCTTCTGCGCTGCATCGTACATGTTGCGCAGCGCGGTCATGGTGTTGGCCCGGGCGGCCTCGGCCGCATCCTGGCCGTCGCCGAAGTCGTCGGGCAGGACGATGCCCTTGATCTGCGACGCCTTCGCGACGATGTCGGCTGATGCCTCCAGCCCGGTCATGCCGTGGTTGGTCAGCTGGCCGAGAAGCCGCTTGTTCCGCTCCTGGCGGGCGGCCTCTGCCTCCTCCCATGCCACCAGCGGGGCCCTTGCCTCGTCGCGCAGCGCGTCGAGCCGGTCGCGGATGTTCTTGCGGGATGCGTCGACCAGGTTGATCTGCCTGCGAGCGTCCTCGTTCAGCGCCTTGCCGGCATCGTCCAGCATCGTCTTTGATCGGCTCACCTTGTAGGCCAGCGACTTGATCGCCTCGCGGCCCTTGTTGGTGCTGGTATCGGCGACGTGGGCGCGGACCTCCGCCTCGATGCGGGCGATCAGCGGGTCGATCCCGGTGCCGTCCTTGAACAGCGCAGCGAGATCCGTACCGGCAGGCAGCATCAGCCCCGTGCCGGGGGTGTTGGTCATGTCATTCATGGGGGTTTCTCCTATTCCGCGGCCAGCTTCAGCGCGGGGTTGTCCTCAAGGCGGCGAACCGCCGGAAAATCCAGATCGCGGGCGATGCAGACGTCTTGCAGCTCGCGCTCGAATGCGTCGGTGACATCGGTGATGCCTGCGGGCAGGCCGTCGGCGGTGGTGATCTGCCAGACCCCGACCGGTTCGCCTGCATCGGTCGCGCAGGTGAACTGGTCATAGGCTTCGTCGCGGCTCGGCGTGATATCCGGGCTGCCGATCCCCAGGTCGCCATAGTCACGAGCCACCAGGAACAGGATCGGGGGCAGGGGGGTGCGGTTCATAGGAACACCCACAGCAGAACCCAGACCGGCCACGTTGCGCCGATAGCCATCGCGATCAAGAAATAGATCAGGGCAAGGGCATCAGTCATTGCGCCACCTCGTATTCAGCAATGCTGGACATGCAGCCGTCTGCGATGCAGCTGACGTACGAGCGGGGAGCGCAGCCAGACAGCGCAGCGCACACGACGACCACCAGGACGACCAAGCCCGCTCCTGAAGCAATCCGATCGCGCACCGCGGCCGGACGATAGCGGTACGACGTCGGTGTGTTGACGGGCTGGGGATCGGGCCAGATGTTCGGCCGCCCGCTCACAGCCGCGCCTCCGCCAGAGCCGCCGCGCACTCATGCGGATGGTTGGTGCAGACTTCAGGCAGGGCAACCGCACCGGCGAAGGCGTGGGAGATCATCACATAGATCATCGCGATGATCGCGACGCCGATCCAGAAGAGCAGGAAGGCGCTGAAAACGCCACGGGCGAAGCTGCCCTCGTGACAGTCACGGTCCAGGTCCGGTCGCTCGACCGGGCGTGACAGGGGGTAATAGGGGTCGGGGTGCATTTCGGCAGTCCTCCATCTCGGCGGGCGGTGCATGTGTCGCGCCCTGTGGAGATGAAACTATCCACCAAATGTGGACTATGCAAGCATTAATCCACACAAGGTGGTTTTTCTTTGCGTGGAGGGCTGAGATCCCTGCGTCGCCGCTCAGCCACCAAGCCTTGGGAAGCCTCGCTGCGCGCGACAGCCCTAAAGCTACCCGCAAAACCTTCAATCTCAATACCACATTTTGATAAGCAAACGCTTACGCACAACATCTAGCGTCAGAATGCTCGTTATGCGGTCGGAGACCTGCTAAAAGCTAAACCTAGCGGCTAGACAGAACAGTGCATGTTCTTGTAATGTTCTCATGAAATTTAAGGGGGACCGATGAAGGAAATTGATCGCAGGCTCGATAGGATGATTGAGATAGCAGACGAGCTGGACGTCCCCCTGGATCACGTCGTGATTCACATGGGGCGGTGCGATCAAAGAGCGTTCTTGATGTTCTCAGGCAACCCGCTCAGCCTGCCGCGGTATATGAAGTCCAGCGTCAGGCCATAAAGAGAACAGAGCTTCTCCGCTTCATCCACGTTGATGCGGCGGACGCCCTTCTCCCAGTTATTGTACTGAGTCACTCCGAAGCCGTGTTTCTCCGCCCATTCTTTCTGGCTGAGCGTCGACTCTGCGCGGCGCACAGCTTGAAGACGCTGGCCGATCGCGACGTACGGAATGGTTTCAATGATCTTTGCCATAGCGCGGATATTCACAAATTGTGAACTTTCGAGCAAACCACCAATTGTGGCCTTGCCGTAATCCACACAGTGTGGATATATTGCGGTCATGGACAACAAAACCCCCTCAGAAAAACTGGCTGATGCATTAGGCCGCAAAGAGATAGCGGCGGCAGTTGGTGTGGGTCTGACCGCCGTGAGCAACGCGGTGGTTCGCCAGGCATTTCCTGCCTCTTGGTTCTCCGCCTGCCAGCATCTCGCCTTCCAGAAAAACGTACCTTTCCCGGCTGATCTCTTTCAGCAGCGCGGGGCGGGCAATCAGCACTTCTCTATGCACACGACGCAGCGGGATTTTGAGCGCGCTGAAGGTCGCAAGCAAGGCGCGGCCTAGATGCCGCGATCCTCGAACTCCCACCATCCGCAACCCGCCCAACCAGGGCGCAGGTGAAACCGATGCCACGTCACACACTCCACTCAGAACCCCAACGGCTCCACCCATCATCTGATGCCACGGGACCGATGGTCAAAAAAGGAAACGCGGTTTCCGGAGGAATCCATGTCTGAACGAGCGATGATCCGCGCCTTTATGGCGAGCCTGATCGAGAAGGCCGGGGGCTTCGATGCGGCTGCCGCCGTGATCGGCGCCCGCCTTGGGCACGACATCTCCAAGGGGTCGATCTCCAAGCGCCAGTCCGGCCAGCTGGATTGGCCGCTGATCGAGATCCTGGCCCTCGAGGACGCCGTCGGCGAGCAGCCCGTGCGCCGGTGGCTGATGCAGTCGCTGCCTGAGGTGCAGGACGCAGCCTGCCTTATGCAGTCCGCCGGCGAGCTGGCGGCCGAGGGCGGCGAGGCCGTCATGGCGCTCACGCAGCTGGCCATGGGCAAGGGCTGCCGCGCCACTGCACGCAAGCAGATCGCCGACGTGATCGACAGCGCCAAGCGCACCGCCGCGGTTCTCGTGCGCGAGGACAGCTGAGCCCCAGTTTTCGTGCGGGGCAGCCAGCCCTGCGCGCCCGACGCGGCCGCGGCGATCAGCGGCTCTCTGATCCGGAACCACACCCATGAACGCACACACCGAGATCCACCACGACATGGAAGGGCAGGGGGATGACCTCCAGCTCGACACCCTGCGCGGCGACATCCGCGACGCGATGCTGAACCGCATCCGCCACATGAAGACCAGCTGGAGCCTCTGCACCGAGGCGGAGCAGGCGGAGATCGTCAACGGCCTGGAGCTGGCGGCCAAGAACCTCGTCCGCGGCGTCGTGCGCCAGCTGACCGCCCACGAGTTTCCCCATGCGGTGGTA